GTTATACTTGATGACTTGGTTGTACCAGGTAATGCTTACACTGATGAAGGTAGGAGCAAAGTAGCTGCATTATACTCTCAATTAGCTTCTATTGAGGAACCTAATGCACAAGAGGTTGTTGTAGGTACTAGATATCACCCATCAGATTTATATAACACCTTAATCACCATGAAGGAGAATAAATTTACTCCAGATGGTGAAGTAGAGGATGAAGTATACGAAGTATTTATGAAAGTTGTTGAGACAGAGGGAGAATTTCTATGGCCGAGAAGTTCCCGTAAAGATGGAAAATTATTTGGGTTTAATGATGAAGTTCTATCAAGAATAAAGGCTAAATATGTAGACCAAGCACAATTTTATGCACAATATTATAATGAACCTAATGCTGCTGGTTCAGAGAGTATAAGTAGTAGTAAGTTCCAATATTATGAAAAGAAATTCTTAAGAGAAGAAGATGGATTTTGGTTCTTTAAGGATAAGAAACTAAGTTTGACAGCAGCGATGGACTTTGCATTCTCTCTAAAGAAACGTGCAGACAGTACAGCTATAGTAGTTGTTGGAACAGATTCAGAGAATTACCATTACGTATTAGATATAATAAGATTTAAAACTGATAAAATTTCTGAGTATTTTCAAAAGATATTAGAAGCACATCAGAAATGGGGTGTTAGGAAATGGCGCGCTGAGGTCACTGTAGCACAACAAACCATTGTTAGGGAATTAAAAGAGAGTTATATTAAACCAAGGGGTTTAAGTATAACAATAGACGAGTATAGACCTTCTAGACATGAGGGTGATAAAGAAGAGAGGATAGATGCTATATTAGGACATAGATATGAAAATATGAGGATATGGCACTATCGTGGAGGGAATAATCAACTATTAGAAGAGGAGTTGGTTTTACGTAGACCACCACATGATGATATTAAAGAGGCATTAGCAAATGCAATAGCTATATCAACACCAGCTAAAGTTAGTTTTTCACAAAATACGACAAATGTAATTAAATTTCACAGTAGGTTTGGAGGTGTTAGATGAATAAAGTAGCAGTATTAAGAGGTATATTAAGTGATGTTGACAATATGGCACGTAGTCTTGTTAATCTCTACGATAAGTGGAGAATACAACGGGATGGTTGGTTAGAAGAAAAGAAAGAGTTAAGAAACTATATTTTTGCTACGGATACAACTACCACTTCAAATAGTTCCCTTCCATGGAAAAATAGTACAACTCTCCCTAAGTTATGTCAGATTAGGGATAATCTACATGCAAATTATATAGATGCATTATTTCCTAATGATGAGTGGCTTATCTGGGAAGGAGATGACGAATCATCTGTTGCAAAAGAGAAGCGTAGAATCATTGAGATGTATATCAAGAATAAAGCAAAGGCATCAAACCTAAGAGAGACTATATCAAACATATTATATGATTATATAGATTACGGGATGTGCTTTGGTGAAGTTATATGGGTTCATGAAAAAAGGTTTGATGAACAACTGGGTCAAGAAGTAACCACATATTTAGGCGCAAAACTACTAAGAGTATCCCCATTAGATCATGTATTTAATCCAACAGCGATTCATTATAACAAAACACCTAAGTTTACTAGATATTTAAAAACTATCGGTGATCTTAAGAAAGATTTACTTACTAGACCTGACCTTGAGTTTGATCAAGAGGCATTTAAAAAAGTAGTACATAGACGCAAAGCCCTATCTTCTTACAGTACAGAAGATTTGGATAAAGCAGAGGGATACTTTGCAGATGGTTTTGGTAGCTTCTCTGAATACCTCGGATCAAGTCTGGTAGAGATTATAGAGTTTGAAGGGGATATTTATGATGAGAACGAAGATAAACTATATGAGAATAGACTTATAACTATTGCTGATGGTACTTTTGTGCTGCGTGATATACCAAATCCTAATTGGATTGGTAGAGATAATAAAGTAAGTGTTACATGGAGAGATAGACCAGACAATCTATATGGTATGGGTGCATTAGATAATTTAGTTGGTATGCAGTATAGACTAGATCATTTAGAGAATCTTAAAGCTGATGCTTTAGATTTGACTATTCACCCACCTAAAAAGATTATTGGAGATGTACAACCATTTACATGGGCGCCTGGTGCAGATGTTCATATACCAGAAGATGGTGATGTAGTACCTATGCCTCCAAATCCAGCAGCGTTCCAAGTAAACAATGAAATAGCTTTTATTATGGAAATGATGGAAGAGATGGCAGGTGCTCCAAAACAAGCTATGGGTATACGCACTCCAGGGGAAAAAACTGCATTTGAAGTACAATCACTCGATAATGCAGCAGGTAGGATATTTAATAGTAAGATACATAAATTTGAGATTCAGTTCCTAGAACCTATCTTAAATTTGATGCTAGAGGTATCAAGAAGGAATTTAAATGTATCTGATACACTTAAGGTAGTAGACGATCAATTTGGTGCTGTTACGTTCCAACAAATCACCCGTGATGACATTGTAGCTACAGGTAAGTTACGTCCAGTAGGTGCAAGACACTTTGCAGCACGATCACAATTGATTCAGAACTTAACTGGTATATTTAATAGTCCATTAGGTCAAATTATTCAACCTGATCTATCTCGTAAACAATTAACTAAATTAATTGAAGAGACTATGGGATTAACCAGGTATAATCTGTTTAGGGATAATGTTGCCATTATGGAACAACAAGAAACACAAAGACTTGTTAATCAGGCATCAACAACTCTACAAGATGAGACAATAACCCCTGTAGAAGAGGATATGATTTAACATTATATTGACGGATATAATATAATCGTGTATAATTATAGGTTATGAATAATTTATTAAAATCTCCACAATATAAGGATTTATCCAAAGCAGATGTTATTGGGATAATAAGAGAGATAATACAAGAAGAAGTCAGAATAAGGACAAAAGATAATTATTCAGATGAGGAATTTAACTCCCCATCATGGGCTATGAGACAGGCAGCAAATGGTGGGGTTATCCGATTTTGTAACAAGTTACTAAATTCAATACCAAACAAGGAAATATAACTTTGGAAGAAAATATTTTTAATGCTGACCAAGCAGAGCAAAACGAAGCACCTGCTTCTACAGAAGGTGTGACCAATACTCCTACATTCACTATTCCGACAGAAGTAGTAGAACTAGTAGGCGATGGTAAGAAGTACAAATCGGCTGAAGATGCACTTAAATCAGTACCACATGCTCAAAAGCATATTCAAACTTTAGAAGATGAGAATAAGCGATTGAAAGAGGAATTGATTAAGCGACAAGCTGCTGAGGAAGTACTCAATGAGATAAAACAGTTTAGTATGCCAAAGATGGAAACCCCATCTACAGGAGTAGAAGCTGACCCAGAAGTATTATCTCAATTAGTAGAACAAGTACTGGAAAAAAAGAATTTACAAGCTAAGTTAGAAACAAATGCTCAGATTGTAACTTCAAAATTTACAGAGGCATATGGTGAAAAAGCTGAATCTGTATACAATGAGCTTTGCAAAAAACATGGAATGACTATAGCTACTATGAATCAATTAGCTACTACTAGTCCTGCTGCTGTTCTTGCTTTGGCAGGGATAAACAACAGTGTACCTACAAGTAGTGGAAAGATTCAAAGTAGTGTAATTGCTCCATCTAATACAGGCAAAGCAGATTTATCAGCAAAGCTTCCTAAATATGCTACAACTCGTGATACAATGCAAGCATTTCAGAATGCTAGAGAAATTGTTATGAAACAACTTAATCAACAAGGGAAATAACTATGTCACTTACTACTACACAATCAGCATCATTTATTGATGCACAGGTATATGATACCTTTATCTTATCTAATTTACCAGCTTATTTACTTCCAGAAGGGATGTATCGAGATGTGAGCATGTTTGGTAATGGTACAACTCTGAACGTAAAAACGATTGGTGCTACTACCATTCAAGATTTAGCTGAAGATATTGAACCAAACTTTACGCCTATCGACACCAGCACTGTAACCTTATCTATTACGGATTGGGTTGGTGATGCTTGGTATATCACTGATAGATTACGTGAAGATGGAAGTCAAATCGATGCTTTATTATCTCAACGTGCTTTAGAATCAACTCGTGCTTTGGCTGAATATCATGAAACTCGTTTCTTGAATGTTGCGGCTAATGCTCAAACAACTGCTAACGTAAACTTGTTCAATGGTCGTCCACATCGTTGGGTAGCTGGTGGATCAGGTGGAACTTCACGATTGATGACTATGGATGACTTAATTGCTATGAAGTTTGCTTTTGATAAAGCTAACATCCCAGCAGATGGTCGTATCGCTATTGTTGATCCAGGTGTTGAGGCTTCTTTCAATAGTTTAACTAATATTGTCAATGCATCTAACAATCCAATGTTTGAAGGTATTGTAACAGATGGATTTGTTAAAACTCATCGATTTGTTCGTAACATCTATGGTTGGGATATTTGGACTTCTAATTTCCTCCCTACCAAAACTGCTACCGAAGCATTAAACGCTTCATCTTATCAATTAGCCAATGATACGGCTGAGATTGGTGATGTGGCTAATGTATTTATGTGTGTTTCTGATGATAACTGCAAACCTATTATGCACGCATGGCGTCGTATGGCTAAAACAGAGACTTGGAGACAAAACAGTATGGAACGTGATGCTTTTAAAACATCATCACGCTTTGGGTTAGCTGCACAACGTAAAGATTCACTTGGTGTAATCTTTACAAACCCTGCTTCATACTAATATTAATATTGGAGGTTTATCATGACTTTTGAATTAGATAGCGGTCGTAATGTACTTAATCACTACGGTACTAGAGTTACTAACCAGAAATTTGGTGGTGTGTCTTTAGAGGGTGAGAAACGTATTGTAAAATGGATTTACAACTATAATGATCTACCTGATGCTGCTGCAAATAGCATGGATCATGTTATTCCAGCTAATAGTACAATCCTTAGTTGTAAAATGCGTATTCTAACTGCATTTACATCATCATCAACTACTACTGACTTGACTGTTGGTTTACAAAATTCAGCAGGTACAGAGATTGATAATGATGGTTTAATTACTGCTGCACAAGCAACCCAAACTACCATTGGTGTAGTTGGTTCTATTATTGACGGTGCTTCTGGCAC